GTTTAATTACGAAGTTTTTAAAGCAGCATATGATGCTGATCCAAAACTTCAGCAACTTGTTACAAACTTTGATCAAGAAAAGATTGAGTTTAAATCAAGTGAAGTAGACGATGTTAAGAATCTCAAAGGCAATCCAGGTCGTCCTAGCGACACTGTAGGTAAAATGGCAAAAAATGCTGTTGACCTTAAGGATCTATAAACCACTTGACAACTTTCCACACTGATGCTACACTAAGTAATTACTAGGAGGTCTTATGACTGAACGAACCCATAGTGAGATTGTAGAACATATTGTAAGAATTTTAAATGAATATGTAACTCCAGTTGTAGAACAACACGGAGGTGTTATAAATTTTATAAACTTCGAAAAAGGAATTGTAATTGTAGAGTTGAGTGGAGCCTGTTCTGGTTGTGCCGGAAGTTATTTCACACTTCGTAATGGTGTGGAAAATATGCTAAGGAATATGGTACCAGAAGTAACAGGTGTAGAAGGTATAGAAGATCCTCACTCAACAGTAAATCCTTTTTACAGCGATCCTTTCTCCTTTCATCAGTCTTGGGATATTAGCGATATAGAAGAGATTGATAATGAGTCTGATAACTGAAAAATTTAAATACGAACGCTTGAAACGAGTAGAAGTAGACGGTAAACGTAGATATGCTGCTCCGGGTGGTGCACCTGTAGCAAGTGTTACTACTATACTTGATGCAACAAAGGATAAAACACACCTTATTGCCTGGAAGAAGCGTGTAGGCGAAAAGAAAGCACAAGAGATTGTAACTGAAGCAGCAGGTGTAGGTACTAGAATGCACAAGTACCTAGAAGATTATATTGATACAGGTGACTGGCCTGATCCCGGCAGTAATCCTTATGCTCAACAAGCCCATATGATGGCTACACAAATTAAAGAACAAGCAATGGTAGATGTAGACGAAATATGGGGCAGCGAAGTTCCTTTATATGTTCCAAACATCTATGCAGGTACTACAGATCTAGTTGGCACCTACAAAGGCCAGCCCTGCATAATGGATTTTAAACAAACTAACAAGCCCAAGAAAGAAGAATGGGTAGTTGATTATTTTTTACAATTAACCGCCTATGCTATTGCACACAACGAAGTACACGGCACTGACATACGTGAAGGACACGTTTTTATGTGCAGCCGTGCAGGAGAATACCAGCAGTTTGATATTTGGCCAGACGAATTTGCTGAATGGGAAAAAGAATGGTGGAATAGAGTGTATGATTATTATGAAAGGTATGCGTAAATTATTTTTATTTTTAACATTTTTTGTTGTAGGTTTTTGGACAGGTGCCGCGTATGGTGATAAACTTATAAAAACTGGTTGCAGTAAAGACTATCCTGGTGTTCAGTGGTTTATTTACGAAGACGAACAAGGCAATCGTTATTCAACAAAAGATAGAAGATCTTGGAAATGTGGGTTTGATAGAACACTAACCTTAAAAATAGAACAAGCAATAGGCGACAGATTTAAACCTGCAATAATTGATGTAGAATATATTGATATGCTAGGCCGCGACGAACCTTGGGGTATGGTCCATCATAGTACAACTATTGGTAAAGCAATAAGAGTAGGGAGAGATACTGTAGAAATTTACGGCGACGGTGAAGTTGGTACAGGAATATTCACGCTAGGCAGACAAGAAATACAATATACAATTGATCCAGAACCTGTATGTGAAACTTATGACAGAGTAGACTGTGTAGGCTATGAAAACAGAAGCCGCCAGAATTTCATTTATTATGGAGAAGATGACACTACACTTGTTACCTGGGAATTAGGCATCGTGGAATATGCATCTCATTATAAATATGGAGAAGATGTACCTGTAGAAATTTTGGACGAATATGCATCAGATTCTTCACAGTGGAAAAAATGGGAAAGAAAGGTGCAGCAGTATAATGAAATATATGCAAACTCCGGAGTGCATATTGAATTTAAACTAACAAAAGTATATATAGGGCACTGGCATAGGACTAGACAGTTAGAAAATATTACTACAGGTTTACCGGTTGATATTGTATTAGGATACGGCACATCATACCCTGATACCTGCGGTGTTGCAAATGTTAACACAACTTTTAGAGAAGGTAAGCCTCCTGCTTCTATGAGTAGGTGTGATATCTATACAGATTTACACGAAATAGGACACTCGGTAGGACTTGCTCACGGACCAGAAAATCAAGCTTGGCAGGCAACAGGATATATTTTTCCAGAATTCGGACACGGATGGAATGATATCTGTGGTAGATACGATGATTTAATGTCATACGGTAGGAATGGTATATTCCATTCTAATTCTTTACTGGCCTGTTTTGAAGTTACACGTGATCAACAAACAAAATCAGCTGGTGATAGACAATGGTCTGATACAGCATATTCTTTGAATAGAATTAGATTTGATGTAAGTTTAGTACATAACGAACGTGAAAAAATTGATAATCACAAACTAAAACCAATACAATCTAAGGCACGGTATATCAAAGAAGAAGTGATCGATTGAATAAATACATATAATTAATATGTAGGAGACACAAGTGGCTGTCGTATCAATATCAAGAATACAAATTCGCAGAGGTCAAAAGACTGATTTACCACAACTTGCATCAGGCGAGTTTGGCTGGTCAATAGATTCACAAGAATTATACATAGGTAACGGAGCGGTATCAGAAGGTTCACCTTATGTAGGAAATACAAAACTATTAAGTGAGCACGATAATTTATTCCAATTTGCAAACACGTATTCTTATAAAAGCGTCGACGGTTATGTGCAAACAGGAGATACTGTAAACTCTCCTGTGCTTCGCACACTACAAGATAGACTAGATGATATTGTAAGTGTAAAAGCATTTGGAGCAGCAGGTGACGGAAGTGACCAAACAGATGCTTTACAAAGAGCAATAGATCAATTATATCTAAATGCAGCAAATAAAGGTACACCTTCATCAAGGGTCGTATTACACCTAGAGCCAGGAATATATCAAATTTCTAGAACTTTGTATTTGCCGCCTTTTGCAACAATAAGAGGCGCAGGCATAGACAAAACTTATATACAATCCACAGTAAATGCTTTTGAAACTGTAAATGACGAAAGCACCCCGGGTGCACCAGCAAATGATGCGACAAGCACAACAGCAAACCAAGCCCGTGAAATTGAATTAAGTGGTATGACAATACAGAGTGCAAACGCAATCGGTTTGCTTTTACAAAGTTGTAAAGAAAGTAAGTTCACAGATCTAAAATTTATGGGTACTTGGGACTTTGGAGATGCTGTTAGATTAAACCAAGCTATTAAATTACAATCATTAAGTACGCTTGTTAGTTGTAACAATAATGTTTTTGAGAGAATTGAAATAGAAAATTATTCTGATGGTATATATTCTGATTTTGACATTAAGGAAAATATATTTGATAACATACGTTTCAATAATGTAGATATAGGAATTTACTTTGGCTATGGAACAACATTAGGTACTACAGGACAAACTACAGGACCGTCTAATAATAAAATTTCAAATTGTGTTTTTGATAATGTTTACCGCGAAGGTATCAACATTGTTGAAGGTTTCTTTAATCTAAGCCAAAACAATATATTTAAAAATGTAGGTAACCACGGTGGTACAGATGGCAATGCTCAAACATCTATTATAAATTTCAATAAGCCGAATAATACTTCGGATAATGATCAGTTTGTCAGAACTGCACAGCTATCTATAAATCCATTATATTTTATTAACTATCCATATATTCCTGAAATAACAGGTACAAATATTAGTGTATCAGGATTTCCTGCAACTATTACAATAGGCAACAATAGTGCATTTGAAAAGACATTAAGATTTTCAGCAGATACTGCAAAAAGCTATCTAATCGATTACATCTACACAAGTGATGCAGTAAATGCAAAAAGAACAGGAAAGATAGAAATGATGATCGATCCTGCTAACAATGATATCCAAATCACTGATGAATATGTTTATGTCGGAGACTCTGCATTTGATGAAAATTTGCAATTTAATGCAGAACTTTATGACGAAAATAGTGACGGAACGGTTGACACAGCCGCCCTGACTATGTTAAACTCTACTAGTGGAGACTCAGCAAGTTTCTCCTATAAAGTAACAATAAAACAGTAGGTAGATGTTTAACCTAAAATACGAAGAAAGATTGCAATACTGGAGTGACTTTCGTAAAAGTTTAGAGACTTCTCTTGACCCGATGCAGGATGTAATAGACCTGTATAACAAAGCACCTTTAGTTACGATAGCAACAGATCCTTATAGCCAAAGCACCTGGCCTGATCCTTGGGAGCTTTTGAAGGAAAATAATTATTGTCCCTTCGTTAAGATTTTAGCAATTTGTTACACCTTGCAATTATCAGACGTTTTTTCCCAAGACTCGTATGAGATACATATTGTACGAGACAACGCAAAGTGTAGCACATATTATCTACTATATGTTAACAGTGTTGTGATCGGATTCAACGGAGACACTTATGTTCATAAAAACGATATACCTCGTACTGCCTACTCAGAGATTGAATATAAGATGCCAACACTTCAATAAATACCAAATATGAAAAGAAAAGAGGAATAAAATGTCTAACGGAACAATGATCGTCAAACGTGACGGTACAAAAGAACACTTGAATATCGATAAAATACATAAAGTAGTCGAACACGCTTGTGAGGGTCTAGCCGGAGTAAGCAGCAGTTTAATTGAGATGAATGCAAACATTCAATTTTATGACGGAATGGCAACTCACGAAATTCAAGAAGTTCTTATACGTTCTGCTAATGATTTAATTTCCTTAGACAATCCGAATTACCAATATGCCGCAGCACGTTTACTTTCTTATGGTACAAATAAACAAGTATTTGGTCGCTATGAAAGTATATCTCTTAAAGAAATGATTGAAAAGAATATTGATAGAGGCGTGTATGATCCGGGTATCTTAGATGTATATTCTGATGAAGAAATAGAACGATTAGACAGCTATATTCACCACAAAAGAGATGAAAACTTTACCTACGCAGGATTACGTCAGGTTGTAGACAAGTACCTGTGTCAAGATAGGTCAACAGGTGAAATATTTGAAACGCCTCAATTTATGTATATGATGATTGCTGCAACTTTATTTGCAGGTTATCCAAAAGAAAGCCGTATGCACTACGTAAGGAGATACTACGATGCGACCTCACTTTTTAGAATCAACATTCCAACGCCGGTTATGGCAGGAGTCAGAACACCCGTTAGACAATTTGCAAGTTGCGTCCTTGTTGATTCAGACGACACCCTTGATTCCATTTTTGCCAGTGATATGTCTATTGGACGTTACACAGCGCAGAGAGCTGGCATCGGCATTAACGCAGGGCGCATCAGAGGAGTTAATTCAAAAATTAGAGGAGGCGAAGTTGCACATACAGGAATCGTCCCGTTCCTCAAAAAGTTCGAAGCAACAGTCAGATGTTGCACACAAAACGGAGTAAGAGGTGGCTCAGCTACTACACACTTCCCGTTTTGGCATCAAGAGATTGAAGACATTCTAGTATTGAAAAACAACAAAGGTACAGAAGACAACCGTGTACGTAAACTAGACTACTCAATACAACTTAATAAGACAATGTATGAACGTCTACTTGCTGGAGACGAAATAACTCTTTTCTCACCTCACGATGTTCCAGGATTATACGAAGCATACTTTGGTGATCCAGATGAGTTTAAAGAACTATATGAAAAATATGAGCGTGCCACAAGCATTAAGAAAAAGAAGATTGATGCAATGGAATTGTTTTCTGCTCTAATTAAAGAACGTGCAGAAACAGGACGCATCTATATTATGAATGTTGATCACTGTAATACACACAGCTCGTTCAAAGATCCAGTGTATATGAGTAATTTATGTCAAGAGATTACACTACCCACTAAGCCACTACAGCACATTGATGACGAAGAAGGAGAAATTGCGCTGTGTATTCTTAGTGCAATCAATGTAGGTGTTATCAAAGAGCTAGACGATTTAGAAGAATTGTGTGATTTAGCAGTAAGAGCTTTAGAAGAAATTATTGACTACCAACGCTATCCAATCAAGGCAGCAGAAATTTCAACAAAAGCAAGACGTTCGTTAGGAGTTGGGTATATTGGATTGGCTCATTATCTTGCAAAGCACAAAGCAAATTACGCAGACCAAAGTGCTTGGAAACTAGTACACGATTTATCCGAAGCGTTCCAATACTATCTACTTAAAGCCAGCAACAAATTGGCGCAGGAAAGAGGCGCCTGTGATGCATTTAACCGCACTAAATACAGCGACGGCATCCTTCCAATAGATACCTACAAGAAAGATGTTGATGCAATAGTGGAGAACAAGTTAAACTATGATTGGGATGGTTTACGCAATGATATCAAACAACACGGCCTTCGACATTCGACATTGTCCGCTCAGATGCCATCAGAAAGCAGTTCCGTTGTGTCGAACGCAACTAACGGAATCGAACCACCACGCGGATACTTGTCCGTTAAGAAGTCCAAAAAAGGGCCTCTTAAGCAAATTGTTCCACAGTTCCAAACATTAAAAAACTCTTACACACTGCTTTGGGATATGCCAAGCAATGAAGGTTATATTAATGTAGTTGCTGTAATGCAAAAGTTTTTTGATCAAGCAATTAGCGGCAATTGGAGTTACAATCCTACACAGTATCCTGATAACGAAGTTCCGATGAGCGTAATGTTACAGGATTTGTTGAACACATATAAGTATGGTTGGAAAACTTCTTACTATCAAAACACCTACGATTACAAAGAAGATCCAAGTGAACTAAAGGAAGAACTAGAAACTGCACTACAACCGTCTATACTAGACGAACAAGACGAAGAAGCTTGTGAAGCGTGTGCAATTTAACTTGACAAATAAAACAAAAGAATGTACAGTAGTAGTACAAAAATGATTATAGGATGACAAATGTCAAAGACAGTATTTAACAAAGAAAAGGTTGACTTTACAAAGCAACCTATGTTCTTCGGAGCAGAACAAAACACACAGAGATATGACACATTCAAATTTCCTGTGTTTGACAAACTAAATCAAACGATGCTAGGATATTTCTGGCGTCCAGAAGAAGTATCATTACAAAAGGATAGAGCGGATTATCAAAACTTCCGACCTGAGCAGAAGCACATCTTTACTTCGAATCTTAAATATCAAACACTGCTAGACAGTGTACAAGGACGTGGTCCGTGCCTAGCATTTTTGCCGCACGTAAGTTTACCAGAACTAGAAGGTTGCATTGTTACTTGGGACTTCTTTGAAACTATTCACAGTCGGTCTTATACACACATTATGAAAAATGTGTATCCTGATCCAAGCGAAGTATTTGATACAATCTTAGACGACGAAAAAATCATTGCAAGAGCGACCAGCGTAACTAAACATTATGATGCATTTAACGAAGCGGCAGATGCATATTTCCATCGCGGTGAAGGTAGTATACGTGATGTTAAGAAGAAAATGTATCTTGCAATGATGACTGTAAACATTCTTGAAGGTTTACGTTTCTATGTAAGTTTTGCTTGTACGTTTGGATTTGGTGAACTGAAGCTAATGGAAGGCTCGGCTAAGATTATTTCACTTATCGCTAGAGACGAAGCACAGCATTTAGCACTTAGCACACACGTTCTTAAACTTTGGGCACAAGGCAAAGACGATCCTGAAATGGCTAAAATTGCTAAAGATTGCGAAGAAGAAGTTTATGACTTGTGGCGTGAGTGTGTTGCAGAAGAAAAAGATTGGGCAGAGTATCTGTTTCAAAATGGTTCAATGATCGGATTGAACACACAACTACTACATCAGTATGTTGAGTACATTGCCAACCGCAGACTAAAAGCATTAGGCTTCCAGGCAATATTCGATCAGCCCGTCAATACAAATCCGCTACCTTGGACAACTCATTGGTTAAGTTCATCAGGATTACAGGTTGCTCCACAAGAAACTGAAGTTGAAAGTTATATTGTTGGCGGTATCAAACAAGATGTTGATAAGGACAAACTGAAAGGATTTTCACTATGACAATACAAATTTGGGGCAAGCCTGCTTGTCCTTCTTGCGAAAAGGCCAAACAACTTTTGCTTAACAGAAATATTGCTTTTGAATATTTGCAGTTAGGCACTGATTTTGATAGAGATAAAATTCTAGAAACTTTTCCGGGTGCTAGAACTTTCCCGCAAATTATTATGAACGGAAAAAAGATAGGCGGCTTCGAAAATTTACAACAAGAATTAGAAGACACAGCCTATAATGGAACAGGACATTCACTTAGTTAGGTAAAATAATTTATGTTATTAGAAACACCATACAAATCTCAAGACACTATCACTATAAAAACAACAGCAGGTGAAGAACTTGTTGCTCGTTTCATAGAGGAAGACAGCAATTTTATTACAGTGCAAAAGCCTATGGCTATTATGGCAACACAACAAGGCATTGGATTAGGACCATTTACTTTTACAATCAATCCTGATGCAAAAGTAGAAATAAATAAAAGTGCAGTGCTGGTAGTGCATAAAACAGATTCAGAAATGGCGAAACAGTACGTTAGCAGCACAACTGGGATACAAATGGCTTAATGACAATAGCAGTGCATAGACATACAGATGCTCGTGTTTGCGGACACACAACAGTTGTTCAAGGACAGGATAATGTCTATGCTAATAATTTGTTGATCGCTGTTGATAATGATCCTAATAATGCTGGCGGCGGAGAACTAGATGCTTCTAATACAAAAAATGTTTACATTAATAATAAATTAATAGTAAACAATACTGTAGATAATGCTGCACCTGATAGTAGTTGTCCAGAATCCCCACATTGCAATCCTCACACCAATCAAGGCTCTCCTGATGTTTTTGTTGCAGACAAATAAAGGTTGACAACATATCTATTTTGTGCTATTATACAATATAAAATAGAAAAGGCAAAAGAGAGGCAAAATGCAAAATAAATTGATTTTAACAGATTGTGACGGTGTGCTATTCGATTGGGAATATGCCTACGGACGTTGGATGAAGAAACACGGCTATGAAGTTGTAGCACCCGGCAATTACAATATGGATGTAAAATATGGCATATCCAAAGACGAAGCAAAAAAGTTATGCCGTATGTTTAATGAAAGTGCGTGGATAAGAAAACTTCCACCACTGCGTGATGCTATCAAGTATGTTAAAAAATTGAATGAAGAACACGGATTTGTGTTTCACGCAATAACTAGCTTGAGTGATGATTATTATGCACAGCATTTACGCACAAAGAACTTGATCGAAATGTTTGGACCTACTGTATTTGAAAAATTTGTATATTTAGATACAGGTGCAGACAAAGATGAAGCACTTGAGTGTTATCGAGATTCCAATTGTTGGTGGATTGAAGATAAACCTCAAAACGTTGACCTAGGTATTAGTATGGGTCTTAATGGTATTTTAGTTAACCACGAACATAACAAAGACTATGCAGGTAATGCAATTTGTGTATGGGATTGGAAAAAAATATACGAAATCGTAACAGGAGGAACAATATGACTTTACACGAAGAAATCGTACAAGCGTTTAATAACTATCTCAAAGAAGCCGAAACCTTTGATGAAAAAGGTGTCAAAGCAGCAGCAACTAGAGCTCGTAAGGCACTCGGTGATCTAGGCAAACTTACAAAAACACGTAGAGCCGAAATCCAAGATAAAAAGAACGCAATGTAATCAAAAGGGTTGCTTAGTCAACCCTTTTTTTATGAAAGAAATTTAATGAATCCAGTACCACGCAAGATAGATCCCGAATCACAAAAATTAATTGATGAATGGTTGAAAACTAATAAACCACAGGAATGTGAACCATACAAGCGAAGTGAGAATGTAGAATATACAACAGGCTTTTATGGTACAAAGAAAAAGTCAAAAAAGGATTGATGTTAGCGCCTACATTTACAAGGAATGTAAATACGTTATGCTTCGAAATGATCTTAAAGAAGAATACAGATTATTTTATATGGTTAAAGGCCATCTCGACGCCACTCCTGAAACAGTAGTCCAAAGTGCAGAAGGATATTTCAAACGCCTTTGGTATGATGGTGCCAATGGTGCACCTTTGTATGACTATGCAGAACAGTTCGAACAAGCCTGGAAAGAAAAACAAAATGGTATCTAAAAAATTTGATGAACTCAGCACTGATGATTTGTGCTACTTAGAAAAAATATTAGGTGAAAAGTTTGCTCAACAACTAGAAGCAGATCAAACCTGGGCTGCAAAAAATCACTATGACCGTCCTGGTAATAAAAAGAAACAAATACTTCGTATTATGGATGCTGTCCGTTCACAAAAACGGTTGACAAGTGTAGCCAAGTGGTAGTATAAATAAACTGTAACGTTGAAGCCAATCAACGACGAACTGGACGGGAGTTCGAATCTCCCCACCTCCACCAATAAACTTCTATGGGGGTGTTCCGGGAATCGACAGGCGTAATAGAGAACGTGGAGTTACCGGTAGGCGAGACCGTAAATCAGCAAACACAATAATTGCAAACAGCAATTTTAAACCTGAACTTTTCTTTGACGCAGAAGTCTTAGAAGCAGCCTAAGGGCAAGTTCGCGGTATAGGCTCCACCGGGCAACAGAACGGGCCTGCTACATTTTAGCGCACCTTTAGTTGTTGACTTCTCTTACAATCCGTGCTATATATTATTACACACATAGGAGACACGGATGTTAAAATTCTTTTTAAACCTTTTCAAAATAGAAACCCCAAACGGTGTGCTACACAGAGCTCATACAACAAAGTATGAGGATCTATGTCAATGAGTGATGATGTAAGAGCAGCCGCACAAAAACAAGCAGAACAAGCAATGGATGGGTTTATCCTTTGGAGCAAACGAGCTACACTATGGAGCGCATTCTTTTTATGTGTTGTTGTATTTGCTTGCAACAGCGGCGTAGAAACAGGACCGAACGCAACAGGAAGTGGCTATAACGGCGAACAGTATAGCCCAAGTAATTTGAGCGTAAAAAAATGATAGAAGTTATCGGTATATTTAGAGACAAAACTGTCAAAAAAATATTTGATAATGTATTAGATGCAATAGATTTTAGGGACGATCTAGATGCACAGTATGCTAAAGTAATATGGAGGGCATTATGAAACCTAATTTAAAGTTTGAACTTAGCGTAAAGGACATTCGTATTATCGAAGAAGCACTAAACAATAAAGTTATGCGCAGAAGTCAGCGGATACTTGACGGAGAAGATCCTGAAATCTTGCAAACAGAAGCAGCAGAGATAAGGGATTTACTAGGACGAATTCACAACCAGAAGAACTGGTATCGTCCAAACAACGCAATCTATGTAGGAGGATAAGATGCGGATTTTTTTAACTACACTAGGACTAATTTTTGCAATGGCCACAGGAGCGTTGGCAGCAGATATCTCAATCGATATGTTGAACAAACGTGACGACGGTGCTAAGATGGTGTATTCAGAAGACATTGCACGTATTGATGTAGGTGACACCATTACTTGGCTACCAAAAAGTAAAGGTCACAATGTAGAATTTATCGCGGGCCCAGATGGTTGGGAAGCACCAAAGAAATCAAAACTAGGCAAAGAATATGCCTACACATTTGATACACCGGGTGTTTATTTGTATCAATGCACACCACACAAGTCAATGGGTATGATTGCCATTGTAGTTGTAGGTGATGGCGATAACGATATCTCAGGTGCTAAGGTAAAAGGCAAGTCTAAGAAAAAACTAAAAGAGCTTTTAGCTAACCTATCCTAGTGTTGCTCAGATACAACACTTAATGCTATTATAATCAAGAATAGTTCTTATTTAGGTTATACACATCTAAAAATATGTAAATAAAAAGTCAAAAGGGCAAGCTGATCACTTGCCCTTTTTTACGCAATAACAAAAATAAAAAGAAAGGTAAATTAATGCGCAATGTATTTATTTTAGCAGCAGCCGCAGCAATGGCCGCGACTGTAGCAAACGCAGACACTGTTAATCCAATGCCGGTAGGTGCAATGCTAACTGGCTCAATGGAAGTTGAAATCAACAGTGACAAAGAAGCAACTCTTACACTAGGTGCAGGCCTAAGTGCAGGTAATGTTGCATTTGGTTCATTCAATGTTGAATCAGTAGACGGTGGTACTTTTACACTAGACCAATGGCAAATTGGTGCAGATGTTGCAGGAGCAACACTATCATTTGGTGATCAAGACGGTGTATTTGTTGAAGGCGAAAACGGTGCAACATTAGCAGCGCCAGCAATGGAAGAATCACTTAAAGTATCTGTAGGCGATGCACAAGTTGCAGTAGGCTTAACAGATTGGAATGCAGATATCTCAGACATTTCAAATGTTCAAGGTGCTTACACAATGGGAACAGGATTTGCATCAATCACAGCAAGTGGTGACTACAACCTAGACACAGAAAACTGGACACTAGGTGGTCGTGCTGACGGAGTTGAAGTTGCAAACATTATGCTAGGTTCAACATTAACATACGGTTCAGCAGACGAGCAAATTGCTTTTGAAGTTGATGGTTCTATGATGGGTCTAACAGCATATGCAAACGGTGATGCAGATGATGTGCTACAGAACGTAGGTGCTTCATACGGTCGTACAGTTTCAGGTTTAGAACTAGGTACAGAACTAAACTACAACCTAGACTCAGAAGAGTTTACTCCAAGTGTAACAGTTGGTTTTAGTTTCTAAGAAAAACACATAGAAGAAACAGTGTAAAAGGGCGGTGGCAACATCGCCCTTTAGTCTTGACTAAATAACGTAGTATATAACTGTAAAGGAATTCCTATGAACGCAAAATTTGGAATAGGTGTTGTTATAGCGATCGTTATGCAAGTAAGTGCATTTGTATGGTGGACAGCACAACAAGCACAAACAATAGAAACACTCAAGGGGGAAGTAAGTGAACTAACAAGTCGTATGGCAGTTGAAGATGAAATCAATATGGCACGTGACTTAAAAGATATGAAAGAACAACTTGCAGAACACGAACAATGGATATCTGAAAACTACGAAGAAATTTTAATGTTAATTGACTTTGCAAAGTTTACAGAAAACAAATGGGCAGACTCGTATGCAACAGACGACACATACGAACGCAAATGGGGTAACAAACCGCCACAAGAATAAGCATTAACAAGAGAGGGCAAAAATGCAACAAAATGAATATGACGTCACAGTTATTAAGGTAGTCGACGGTGACACTGTTGACGTAGATATTGACTTAGGATTTGGTGTAACACTGAGAGATGAACGTGTTCGCATTATGGGGATAGATACTCCTGAATCACGCACAAGAGATAAAGTAGAAGATCTATTTGGTGAAGCAGCAAAGGCTAGATTGAAAGAACTCCTTCAAGATGGCGGCAAACTAATTACAACTGAAAACAAAAAAGGCGAAGATATGAAAGGCAAGTTCGGACGTATCTTAGGCGACTTCAAAGTAGAACGCTATGAAGGACAACCAGCAGAGCGTGTTACAGATATCCTTATTGAAGAAGGTCACGCAGTAGCATACTTTGGCGGATCAAAAGAAGAGATTGCTCTAAAGCACGAGGCAAATAGACAGAAGTTGTTGCGTGAAGGTGTTATTGCACAAGAAGATTACGATGCAGCAGTCGCTCTAATGGAAGGAAAGAAAAACAGTTGACAACCCCTCAAACTCCTGCTATAATAGTAACACTATTAACAAAATAGCAGGAGTTTTATTATGACGATGCATTTAGTAGGGCCGTATATGACTACGACCAACTACAAGAAGCGTAAGCCTAAGAAACTAACCAACAATCAAAGACTTAAACTAGAACAAGAATGGCGAGCATACAACAAACGTATGCGGCAACAAAACTGTCATTCGGCACAGTTCGAGCAGTTCGAACAGTATCTTTCGTACCTTCGCGGCGAACACAAACCACGCAAAAAAGAGTTTGAAACATACAAACCAAAACCTACCGTACATCGCGAAACCAAGCAATATCCTAGCCTATCTAATAACATTGCAGGATTTGCACCTCGTAAAGAATCACAACAATATACAGGAGACCTTATCGTTGGCATTGGCACTATGCACAAATCTAATGCT